TACCATCCCTAAACTCTCTCTTTCGTTGTTCTTTTTCGGCCATCATTTTATCGATATTCTGCCCGTTAATGGCTGCTGCAATCCTAAATGCTTGTAACCTCTCCGCACTAACCCCTCTCCCCCATAGGAATGCAGCCCGAGACATTGGCATGGATAAGACATGATCGACGGAATAATGATATAATCTGCATAAATCCGCGATCATGTCGAGCATTTCGTCTATAATGTCTTCTGGGGTTCTGGTTTTGTCTTTTTCAGTTTCTCCCGCACTAGATCCTTTCCCTCGAAAAAAGGGAGAAGGATCACATCACAAATGCTCTCAAAGGAAGCCCCGTCAACAACAGATAAAAACCATGCCCTATCTATTTTTTCTCCGTCTGGCAACCCCTGATTGAGCATAGACACAGAACCATCTATCATTGCATCGGTCAGAGAATAGCCTACATCCACCCGAGCCCGGAGAAATGCCATTGCAACTCCCACCGGAACGGAGGATACGTTAAACTCTCTCCCCCCGAGAGAAACAATCCTCTCCTCTTCCCGTTTTGGGATTAATGCATCAAGATCTATCAGATTACGTTTTGTCAAAATGTATCAGTCCTTAGTCTAATTCAGGGTGCGTCCATGTTCCTTTGAACGGAGCCACTTTGAATAACTGGTCTCCGTCTGGTCTGTCAGAATCAATCTCTCCTGTGAGCTCAACGCTTACCATTTGTGGTTTATCGGTTGCTTCGTCGTCCTGGAATTCAAAGTCTCCACTACCAGAGTAAGATACCTTGTAAACATCCCAGTAAACCCCGCCTCCACCGGCTGCCTGGTGCACGAACCTCATTCTAACCGGAGCAATTTCGTTTGTTGCTCCTCCGGTTGTGATCTTAGTCACATTTCCAGACTCATCGTAATCTGCATCAACAATACCACCAAGCATCTTCACAAACGATTTCTGCAGGTACTGAGCTATTGCAAACCTGATAGTGACAGTCTCTTTCTGAATGACTTTCGGCAGTTTACAGTTCGCTAGTGCGGATTCGCTTGTTTCTACGTTCCAGGTGAACGTGAAATTATCATGTGGCCCTATTTCAAGCCAATTAGTGCCATCGAGGACGTATCCGACCACGTTTCCATAATTAATAGGGACATTTGGTACAATCGTACTTTGATATTTTGCCATTTTTTACCTCCTTGAGATTTTCATGTTTGCCCGCTCTTCATGAGTGGGCTGCATTTTTTTCAACAGCTTTACCAATTCGCTGTAAAAGCGAAATGAACCTCCAACGATAAAACCAGTCTTCTTTCATTAGAAAGAGCCCGATATCAAGAATCCTAAGCATACATCTGAATAATCATATGGTCACCGTCCGGAACTCTAGCATGTGCCGGTAATACTTTGTTACAGCCTCATACGTGCTGATTCTGTTAATGAATCTCACATCCTCTATACGAATCCCGTTGATCTTACCGGTATAGGTTTTGAGACAGTCCTCGACTGCGTTAGCAAGAGCATAGGATTGAGCGAATGATAGAGCCCAGCAGTCTAACTGCCATCGTTCTGTATCCATCCGTGCAACCCTGCTAACCGTCTTACCAACCTGATTATAGGTGACTGCCGGAAGGGTAGGAGAATCAGGCAATACGAGCGGGTAACATCTCGGAGTGGCACCAATCAGCGCAGTTACGGCAGACGATGTTTTCAGGATGGTTTGTAAGTTTGCAGGACTGAATGCCATTATCTCCGGATCACCCCTGTTATGATTTTTAGAATGTTATCCTGGTTATCCCAGAGAGCCGGACGCAAAAACGGCCTCGGAGGGAGCCTTGATGATCCAAACTCATGGGGTGGACCATATACCTTGTTTGTGCCAACTGTGACCTTATATGGTCCTTCAGATTGCGTATTTATCGAGGCTGCAAGTTCTCCAGATACTCTGTCAAGTTTTCCAGGACGTGGACCTGACAAATAATCACGAACAGACGTAGCCTCTACAGCAAGCCCGCAAGTCATTAAAGCCCCTGGAAGATCTTTGTTTATTCTTGCAATCCTGGCCGCGAGAGAGGCTCGTACCTTATCCCCTCCTTTGGACGTGACTTTGATACTCATTCTATCTCCTGCAAGTCACATTCCCAGTGATCAACAACGTCAAACGTATACGCAGGATCTACAGAGATAACTAAATAATCAGTCTCGTATCCTTCACAAAGCCCCCTGATCCGGTCTCCTACCTCTACAGCCACTGAACCGGGTAGCATAACCCGGAGATTCTTTTTCCGATGAGAACCAGACTCAATGTCGATGATTGAGCCTTTCGGCTGAAAGAAATAGCAGGGATACGGCCCAGTTGTTACATCGGCGCCTGGGATCGGTTGCCCGAACTCGTCAATCGTTTCAGCGCCTGAAACGACGATCTGACAACTACCAGCCATTATTCCAGCAAACAGACTCATAATCCTCGTATTTCTGAATCTGAATGAGAAACCCCTGAAAACATCGTTTTTGCTTTGTATGACGAGCGTTCCTCATTCATGGTATATGATGCAATTATTTCTCTGTACTCTTTCATCCAGGCTGAACCTGCGTCGTCAATCTGTATCTGCCCCGAACCAGCCGAGACTGATTTTAAGTGCGTTCTCCCTAATCCGGTTTCTATCTGATGAAGAATCAGAAGTCCGATAGCCCTTTCTTTCAATGCGCCTGCAAGGTTTGGAGCATCAAGCAAAACTTTAGCTGTTGCTGTCTCCAAGTATGCATTATATATATCAGGTGTGAAGTTTCCAGAACTATCAACCTTATATCTACCCAGCGAAATAATAGGGATATCAGACATCGATACCATGATTAGATCCCTGAACCATAAAGGATGCCGTAAGTCTGAGTTACTACTGGCTTGAAATCATACATGAATTGCATGACAAGATCCTTGGTGTCAGGTTCCTTGTAGGTATCAAACCCGATACCGAAGTTAGTCGCGTTCTTGAAGATTGGAGCCCCGTTGTCGTTCTGTCCTGCCTGAACTCTGATGTTCTGGGTAGAGAACTCTGGATTGTTGTAGTAGTGAATCTCTACAGCAGGATTCCGGGTATCGATACCAAGGATATGCCCTTCAGGGAGTCCTGAACTGTTCAGGTAAGTGACAGGAACGCCTGAATATGGTTCTACAAGGGTTCTGTCATTTGGCTTCTGGATTGCGTTCCATACTGCTCTGGCATTGCCTGAACTGTCTACAGATGCGAGACAAAGCTCAAGTTCATTGAAATTCGTATAGTTTACGAAGGTCTGATTGAGTTTGAACGGGTATCCTTCCCTGTGCATCTGTCCTTTCAGCAGGATCAGGTCTTTGGATGGAGTTGCAGTTGATTCAGACCATGCAGCAGTTGGCGTCCATGTTGGAGTAGTAGCCCCTGCAATCATCACGCTGATGACTTCAGTGTTCAGGGCTTCAGCCATCCACTGACCGGCCCGGGTATATGCCTTCAGATACTGGTTTCTGATTGCGTTCGGCGGTCCCCGGAGCAGGTCTGATGGAATCCGGATAGCAAAACCACGTGCGGATATTGCTTCAGGAGTAACAGACTCCATGCTCATATCGATTTCAGGGAACTTCGCGCCAACACGCTGGAGCCCCGGTTTCTTTTTCTTTGGATCCCCTGATGCACCTGACGTATCAGTTGCATAAATGAACGTCGGCTGCTCTTCCTTATACGTAGGGAATAAATCAATCCAGAAGAGTTCCGGTTCCATTTTTGGATACAGAGTTCTTAATGCGTATTCAGCAGTAAGCCATCTGTCATTAGTGCCACTTACCATTTTTTTCACCACCTCATGCAATTACCGGAATCATCCCGGTGATCCCAACCATACAGCTATATGTGTCCCCATCATTTCCTGCAGGACAATAATGCAGAGGGACTGCATTCGCTCCGCCTGAACCAGTCCCATCAAGCACAAGCCTGTGATTTGCGAACGATGCGGCAAGGCTCATCGCGAGTTTCGTGGAAACGCCAGGAATTTGTGCGTGCGAACCGTCGCACTGGAATGTCGCTTCAACGATTGCATTGAACGCAGTAACCTCGACGATAGCAGTCCGGAGGTATCCGCCTGCCAGCCTCTTTGAGAGTGAATCAGCAGCGGCTGAATTTGCAGGAACCTGACCCGGCCTCGGAGTTGCTACAAGCCGGCCTATTACTAACTGTTCACCGCTGGTTGGTTTCTCGACAAGCAGAGCCCCCTGCGTTGCTGCAAAGGTGTTTGCAGTATCGTTCGAGATTGCTACCCAATCGCCTTCCTTGAGTTCAGAAGCGAATGAACAGACTTTCTGTTCCTTACCCAGCACATCGTAGGCAGTTGATACGGTGATTGCGCCCTCATCGAGGAGACAGGTAAACCGCTTCTCTGGGTAGGTATAGTCTCGTGCGTAATCGCTGGTATAATCGGTCATTTTTACTCATCCCCGTTCAGGAATTTGAGGTATTCTGCATCTGCTTCCGCCAGAGAATTACCAGAAGAATTCTTGATGAACTCAACACCATCTCTTGCGGTTTCCGGTTGTTTTGCGACTGCATTCTTAATCAGAAACATAGTTGGATCAGTTTCCCATTCTGTCCGTGCGATCGCTTCAAGTTCGGGAGTTGCCGTAATGCCTGGCGCGATTGAGTTCTTCACAAGGTTCCATTTGTTTTCAAGTTCAATTTTTGCTCGTTCCTCTTCGGCTTTTTTGTAACCGTCGATGGTTTCGGCCATGTTCTTGATGAGTTCTGCTTGTTCAGCATTTATTTTCTCAAGTTCTGCAATTCTAATATCAGCCATGTTCGCTATCATGATATCCCCTTTCGGTTCCGGCCTTACGGGCATACCCGGCTCCGTCTTTACCGGAATTATGAGGGTTTTCAGTTCTGCCAGAAAATCAGTCAGAACTTTTTTAATAGAATCATCTTCGGGCATATTTCCTCCAATTCCATTCAAAATGAGCGCCGCACCATCCTGGGGCCGGTTGGTCCGGGTGTGCTCGAATGCCAGAACGTGATCGGGTTTTACTTTCCCTGATACTCCGGTTAGTTTTCCATCGGTTTTACCGGATAAGAACCCGGATGATAACGCAATTCTACGAGATTTCAGCAGGGTTTCTGCATCACCGTCAGTCAGATGTAACTTTGAACGAAGAAGAGGAGACCCGGTTTCTGTAATATGAACGTCGGATAAGTACCCGATAATCTTTCCATTCGATTCCTCAAGCGCTTTCGCTGGATTAACCGTGTATGGCGTAGATGGGTGTTTTTCACCTAAAATAACCGGAACGGTCTCCCATTCATGTTCTGTTCCTTTGAATACATCCGAGCCGTAAAAAAGCGATTCTACGCTTCCGTCTGCGTGTTTGTAATCACGCCACGAATCAAGAGATTGTAGAATAATGTCATGAGTTCCAACGACGGCTGATGCGGCATTGGTAAATAACGCATCGTTACCGGGCTCTGGCATATCTCTTTATGAGACTGGTTCAATATTATTGTATTGTAGTAAAATGAGGTTAAAAAACTGGAATGAGTCTGCACCGGCAGTTTACATGCAATGGGGGTCCGCCAC